CGTAGGAACTGCTGGAGCAACAAACCCTGCGGCAGGTGAAGCCATTGTCGCCTACCTGTTTGCCACTTGCGCAGGAGTCAGTAAAGTAGGCTCATACACAGGCAACGGCACAACGCAAACTATTGACTGCGGATTTACTGGCGGCGCTAGGTTTGTGCTTATTAAGCGCACAGACTCAACAGGTGGATGGTATGTGTACGACACAGCCCGTGGCATGACAGTATTGACAGACCCATATTTGTTGTTGAATAGCACAGCCGCAGAATCTGCAACACTTGGTTCTGTTACAACAGTTACAACAGGCTTTGCTGTTAATGCTTCAATTTTGGCGGCAATCAATACAAATGCCGCAAGCTACATCTTCTTGGCAATCGCATGAAGTACATTGACAACAACCAAGTCCTAAGACTTTTGCAAGCACACAAGGTAATAGCTGTGGATAGTCGCAAAGTAATTAACGACACATTTAATGACAATGTTTGGGAAATTGACGTAATTGTGCTAGACAACGGGCAAGCCATTGGAATTGAAAGCGGTGCAAATTATTGGCTGATAGAGCCGCAAGACTTTAAGGAGTAATCATGCAAATCAGAATTCGTGAATCAGGCGCAGTTATGTATGAAAGTGAATTTCGTGCAATGTTCCCAAACACATCCATGCCCCAGCAATTGTCAGAAGAACTGATCAATGAGTTTAATGGTGATGTTGTCTTGGAAGGCCCACAAGCATCTGGCGGTGATCATTACCAATACTCTCAAGCCGCTGGCGTTGAATTGCTTGACGGCAAGTGGTACACAAAGTATGTGCTTGGCCCAGTGTTCACAGACACAACTGTTGAAGGTGTGACTAAGACCGCTGCCGAACATGAAGCAGACTACAAAGCCGCCAAAGACGCTGAACAAGCCAAGTCTGTACGTCAACAACGTGACGCCAAACTGGCTGAGTCTGATTGGCGCGTCATCAAAGCGCTTGAAAGCAGCACACCTCAAGATTTTGCGTGGGCGGCCTACCGTCAAGCGCTGCGCGACATCACAAGTCAAACTGGATTTCCATGGGCTATTGATTGGCCCGTGAATCCGTAATAGAATGTTTCAAACTGTACTGGCGCAGCACACCAGGGAATCTTAGGATTCGAACAAATGACTGATGAAGTCCAAAACCTAGCGGACACACCCGCGCCGGAACAAGTTGCAACGGCTGCTCTTGAACCCGAAGTTAATTCGCCGGAAGTATCGACAGAGCAGACAGAGCAACTTGCGGAAAAAACTTATACGCAAGCTGAAATCGACGCAATGATCGGTAAGCGCCTCGCAAGAGAACAGCGCAAATGGGAAAGAGATCAAGCTGCCAAGCAGGCTGAAGTGCAGACCTTAAAGTCTACGCCGCCCGTTGCAGACAATTTCAACGACCCTGAAGAGTATGCGCAAGCACTCGCTCTCCAGAAGGCCCAAGAACTTGTCGCCCAACGAGATGCCGCAAAGCAACAAGCTGAGATCATGGAGGCTTATGCCGACAGTGAGGAAAAGGTCAGGGATAAATACGACGACTACGATCAAGTAGCCCGTAACCCTAACGTGCCAATCACTGAAGTCATGGCTGAAGCGATTTACGCCTCTGACGTTGGCCCCGAAGTAGCTTACTTCTTGGGTTCTAACGTCAAAGAAGCTGCTCGAATTGCCAAATTGTCGCCTTTCATGCAGGCAAAAGAGATTGGAAAGATTGAAGCCAAATTGGCCTCCGATCCTCCGGTCAAAAAAACTTCAAACGCGCCAGCACCGATTAGCCCGGTAACCGCACGTTCGACTGGTTCAACGAGCCATGACACGACCGATCCTAGATCAGTCAAGTCCATGACCACCTCGCAATGGATCGAAGCCGAACGCGCACGCCAGGTTAAAAAGTGGGAAGCGCAACGCAACCGCTAATTTTTTGAAAGGACTAACATGTCTAATAGTATTCTGACGATTGACATGATCACCCGCAAATCGCTGGAGATCTTGGAAAATAACTTGGTTTTGACACGTAACGTGAACCGCCAGTATGACGACTCTTTCGCTGTTGAAGGCGCTAAGATCGGTACGACTCTGCGTATCCGTTTGCCCGACCGTGCTTTGGTTACCGACGGCGCTGCCTTGCAAGTGCAAGACGACAACGAGCAGTACACAACACTGACCGTTTCTTCACAAAAGCACATCGGCGTCAACTTCACATCTGCTGAATTGACAATGCAGTTGGACGACTTCGCCGAGCGTGTGTTGAAGCCTCGTATCAGCCAGTTGGCCTCTTCTATCGACGCTGACGTGGCTAACAGCTACCGTTACATCGGTAACTCTGTTGGTACACCTGGTGCTACTCCTTCTACTTCTTTGGTCTTGCTCCAAGCCCAGCAGAAGCTGAACGAGAACGCTGCTGTGATGAACCCCCGTTACGCCACCGTCAACCCAGCAGCCAATGCTGGTTTGGTCGAAGGTTTGAAAGGTCTGTTCAACCCACAAGACACCATCAGCAAGCAGTTCAAGAACGGCATGATGGGCACTGGTGTTCTCGGTTATGACGAGATCAACATGTCTCAGTCTATCAAGCAGTTCACAACTGGCTCACGTGGTGCTACTGGCGCTACTTTGTCTGCTTCCGTGTCTGCCCAAGGCGCAACAACCATCGCTATCACCGGTGGCGGCAACGCTGCTACAGTGAAAGCCGGTGACGTGTTCACCGTGGCTGACTGCTACTCTGTTAACCCACAAACACGTGAGTCAACAGGTTCCTTGTTCCAGTTCGTCGCAGTTGCTGACGTGACTTTGGGTTCAAGCGGCGAAGGCAGCATCACTGTTGCTCCTATCTACACTGCTACAAATGCCTTGGCAACTGTGGACAGCTTCCCTGCCTCTGGCAAAGCTGTGGTGTTCGTTGGCGCTGCTTCTAGCCAGTACGCTCAGAACTTGGTTTACCACAAAGATGCGATCACATTTGCGACCGCTGACTTGTTGTTGCCACAAGGCGTTGACATGGCTGCTCGTGCAGTTCACAACGGTATCAGCTTGCGCGTTGTTCGTCAGTACGACATCAACAACGACCGTATGCCTTGCCGTATCGACGTGTTGTATGGCTACAGCGCAATCCGTCCACAAATGGCCGTCCGCATGTGGGGCTAATTGATTGGGGCTTCGGCCCCTTTCTTCGTAACATCTTTGAAAGGAACTTATCATGGCTTTACCTAATGGCGCAGGCGGTTACCAGTTCGGTGACGGCAACCTGAACGAAATCAACATGGTCACGCAAGTGGCCCCTACTGCTAAAGCAGCCGCAGCCACTTTGACCGCTGCTGAATTGGCTACCGGCATCATCACTTTCAACGGCACCGCTGGCGCTTTGACAGTACCCCTCGGTACTGACTTGGACGCAGCGTTCCCTAGCATGAAAGTTGATAGCTGCTTTGACTTCTGCATCATCAACACAGACGCTGCTGACGCTGCTACTGTGACAGCCAACACTGGTTGCACCTTGGTTGGTGTGGCCGCTGTTGCTGCGGTGACATCATGCACATGGCGCGTCCGTAAAACGGCTGCCGCTACGTACGTGTTCTACCGTATCGCAGGCTAAAACTAAAAGGGGGCTAATCACCCCCTTTCTACTATGAACATCACACTCGTACACCCCATCCACGGCGCCAAAGTTGCAACTATGGAACTTGAGGTCGAACAAGATGAAAAAAATGGCTGGACGCGCTACAATCCAGACACGCCTGTTCAGGCGGCTCCCGTAAATACGTTGGAGACTAAGCGCCGCCGTAAACCGGCAGAGGAAGCAACCCAAGGAGTCTGAACATGGCATCCGCCATCTACGCCATTGTGAATCAAACGACGCGCGATATGTACGTTGGTTCGTCCGTTGCTGTTAATCGTAGATGGAAAGCGCACCGCCGTGATTTAGCTAGACAATCTCATTACAATTCCCGCCTTCAACGTGCACACGATAAATATGGTGAAACGCATTTTGATTGGGAAATAATTGAGTATGTCGAAGACAGATCTAAGTTAATTGAGCGCGAACAGTTTTGGATAAATTTTTTTGCGCCAGCTTACAATGGGCGGCCTGTTGCCAATTCCCCGCTTGGGACAAAACATTCTGCTGAAACCCGCGCTAAGATGAGTGCGGCGGCTAAAAAACGTGTGTTTTCAGAAGAACACAAACAAAATATTTCAAAAGCCAAAAAAGGCATTTGTACAATAAGCGAAGACCATAGAAAACGTCTTTCTGAGCTAGGTAAAAATAAAGTTATTTCTGCTGAAACCCGCATTAAACTTAGCCTTAGTAGCACTGGGCGTTACCATACTGATGAAGCAAAACAGAAAATTTCTGTAGCCAATAAAGCCCGATGGGCTGCAAGAAAGGGGCTTTAAATGACTACGTTTACGGCGGGAGATCAGATAAACCGCGCTTTGCGCCTGTTAGGTATATTGGCCGAGGGTGAGACGCCCTCAGCCTCCATGTCGCAAGACGCCTTGATGGCGCTCAACCAAATGATCGAATCGTGGAACACAGAGCGCCTGTCCACATTCGTCACGCAAGATCAAGTTTTCACATGGCCTTCCGGCGAGATTAGCCGCACGCTTGGCCCATCAGGTGAGTTTGTCGGTTTGCGCCCCGTCCTAGTGGACGACGCCACATACTTCAAAGCGCCCAACGGCGTGTCGTACGGCATTAAGATGATCAATCAGCAGCAGTACAACGGTATTGCTGTGAAGACGGTGACCTCAACTTACCCGCAAGTATTGTGGGTCAACATGGGTTACCCTGACATTACCCTGACAATTTACCCCCGTCCCACACAGGACTTGGAGTGGCACATCGTGTCGGTGCAAGAGTTGACACAGCCAGCGACGCTATCGACTCAACTTCACTTCCCGCCTGGTTACCTGCGTGCCTTCACGTACAACTTGGCCATGGAATTCGCCCCCGAGTTTGGCGTTGAGCCAAGCCCACAAGTGCAGCGCATCGCCATGACATCCAAGCGCGATTTGAAACGCATCAACAACCCTGACGACGTGATGGCGCTGCCTTACGCCTTGGTGGCCAACCGCCAGCGCTTCAACATCTACGCCGGTAACTACTGATGAA